GCATCGACTTTACGGAAAAGGAAATCGATGACGATGCCCTTTTCGATGAGGAGTACGAAAACGCCTGCGAATTTGAATGGGAAAGTATGACGGGAAGATAAACCTTCTTCACTCTTTCCAAACAGCCCCTGATTCAAGGGGGCTGTGGCTCGTACCGAAGAAATATAGTACACAAAATCTGAGCCATATATTTGTGCAGTATATTTTTTCGTTATGACTTGCTATCATTGAATTTGTATGGTAACATGGTTACAATGGGAATGGAATCTCGATTACAAAACTGCCACATGAGGGCATTAAAATAAATGATACAGACTTGCTTTTTGGCAGGTCTTTTTTGTTTGGAGGTGAGAACAATAGCAAGATTTAAACCGACCCATTTTATGGCGGAGGATTCCAAGTATAACAAAAAAGCGGCAGACTATGCCGTCTCTTTTATTGAATGCCTCAGCCACACCAAAGGCACCTGGGCAGGAAAGAAATTTGAACTGCTGGACTGGCAGGAACAGATTATCCGTGACCTGTTTGGAATCTTAAAACCGAACGGCTATCGGCAATTCAATACGGCTTACATTGAGATTCCGAAGAAAAATGGCAAATCAGAACTTGCCGCTGCGGTTGCCCTGCTGCTCACCTGTGGTGATGGCGAAGAACGTGCCGAAGTCTACGGCTGTGCTGCCGACCGCCAACAGGCTGCCATTGTATTTGATGTGGCGGCGGATATGGTGCGAATGTGTCCTGCCCTTTCCAAGCGAGTGAAAATCCTGACCTCACAAAAGCGTATTGTGTACATTCCGACCAACAGCTTCTATCAGGTGCTTTCTGCTGAAGCCTATTCCAAGCATGGTTTCAACATCCACGGAGTGGTGTTCGATGAACTGCATACCCAACCCAACAGAAAGCTGTTTGATGTTATGACCAAAGGTTCCGGCGATGCCAGAATGCAGCCTTTGTATTTTCTCATCACCACAGCCGGAACGGACACAAATTCAATCTGCTATGAAGTTCACCAAAAGGCGAAAGACATTCTGGAGGGCAGAAAGCATGATCCGACTTTCTATCCGGTTATCTATGGTGCAGATGAATCGGAGGACTGGACGGATCCGAAGGTTTGGAAAAAAGCAAATCCGTCACTCGATAAGACCATCGGAATGGATAAGGTGGTGGCTGCGTGTAATTCTGCAAAAGAAACGCCGGGCGAGGAAAATGCGTTTCGGCAACTGCGTCTGAATCAATGGGTAAAACAGGCTGTCCGCTGGATGCCTATGGAGAAATGGGATAAATGCAAAGTAGCGTTTGATGAAGATGACCTTGCAGGTCATGTCTGCTACGGCGGTCTTGACCTTTCCTCTACAACAGATATTACAGCATTTGTTTTGGTGTTTCCGCCTACAGAAGACGATGAACATTATTATGTTCTTCCTTACTTCTGGCTGCCGGAAGAAACACTGCCACTCAGAGTAAGACGTGACCATGTTCCATATGATATATGGGAACGGCAAGGCTACTTGAAAACGACTGAGGGAAATGTGGTTCACTATGGTTTTATTGAGAATTTCATCGATGAACTGGGGCAGAAATTTCACATCAAAGAAATTGCATTTGACCGCTGGGGTGCAGTGCAGATGTCACAGAATTTGGAAGGACTTGGATTCACGATGGTGCAATTTGGACAGGGTTATAAAGATATGTCACCGCCGACCAAGGAATTGATGAAGTTGACTTTGGAACAGACACTTGCCCACAATGGGCATCCTGTTTTAAGGTGGATGATGGACAACAT